AAATTTGACAATAAATACGATTTATTGTACACTATGTAATATTTATCACTCTGGACTATTATGCACTCTTTTGACATTACTACTAAACGTATCGGCTTTGCTTGCAAATGGGCTGAAATCAACAAAAAAGGCGAGATTGCTAGCACCGAGGGTCTTAATACAGGTGGCACTACATTAGCATGGGCTAACCGAAATAAACGTTCACTGGTAGAAGAAAAAATAATTGACGTTGCAAAAACCAACATTCTCAATACACACGCACTAGTCAAAAAGGTAGCCGCTCTACCCGAACCACTGCGTATGTTGCGTATCACTAGTGACATGTTCAGCTTCTACACCCATGATGACTACAAAGACTTTTGGCATCAGCCCGACATTCAATCTAGTCTTGAACGCTGGATGGCTCCAATCGGTGAGACTGCACGACAAAACAATGTTCGTTTGTCGTTTCACCCTGACCAATTTGTAGTTCTTGCGAGTGATCGTCCTGAGGTAGTAAATAAGAGTATTGAAGAATTTGAATACCATGCTGACATGGCTAGATTTATGGGTTACGGTAAAACCTTTCAGGATATGAAAATCAACGTTCACATTTCCGGTAGAAAAGGTCCTCAGGGTATCAGAGATGTTTATAGTAGACTTAGCCCCGAGGCAAGAAATACACTTACACTAGAGAATGAGGAATATACACATGGACTATCTGACTGCTTATCATTATCTGATCTCGTGCCTACGGTCATGGACATCCATCACAATTGGATTCGTGAGGGAAATTATATTGCCCATAATGACGACCTTGTTAAACAAGTTATTGATAGTTGGCGCGGCGTACGTCCTACTCTCCATTACAGTGTTTCTCGGGAGGACATACTTATCGGACATGACATCAATCAATTACCCGATCAGGAAGCTTTGATCAAAGCAGGATACAGTAAACAAAAACTTCGGGCACATAGTGACTACTATTGGAACGAGGCTGTGAACGATTGGGCATTGACATTCTTAGACAACTTTGATATGATGTGTGAATCAAAGGCAAAAAATCTTGCCAGCTTTAAATTATACGAAAGATACAAATGTTTGAAAAAATAAAGAATTTATTTAAGAAACCCGAACCTGTTAAGGAACCTGTTAAGGAAAAGAAACCTCGCAAGGTTAAGGAAAAGAAAGTTGCACCTGAACTTACTGCTAAAGAAAAAGCAACGGCAGCAGGCGAGCCTTATGTTAACATCATTAAGATGGAAATAGATCCTAAGGACATTAACAGTGGCTCAGTAGAACTTGATTTCAACGATAAATTTGTATTGAATCTAATTCGTGCAGGTTATAAAATGAAAGAAACTGACACCGACAATGATATCGTGGATCGCTGGTGGACTAATTTATGCAGAGCAACCGTTTTGGAAACCTTTGAACAGGAAATCGCTGATCCCAACAAACGGACTCCCGGAGATGTACGCAATGTAGTCACTCGTGACTTAGGAAACGGGCGAACTGAAGTTAGCTAAAAAGTGTTGTAAAAATACAACAAAATTAAAGTTGACAATAATCTAGTGCGGGTGTATAATAGAGACTTATCAACTTAATTCAAGGTGTTTTTCATGGTCAGTAAAGTAAAAGTTCTTGACGCACAAGCAACAACAGTAGTATCTAACCTATTAAAAGGAAAAGTCAAAGTGACTACAACAAAGCCAACACGCACAACAACTGCAAAAGCTATCAAGAGTGCATTCCCATTAGTATTTAAAATTACCAAACGTGACCCAAATGATTTCCCGATTGAGAATATTTTGGAGCGTGAAGTTGACGAGTATCGTGAAAAGTATGTAGAAGAACTATTGGCATCAATTCAAACTGAAGCAAATGATGCATACCATCGAGGAGTTGAGCGTTATCAAAAATTGGGCAAGACATTTAAAGCTGAGTTTTACCCTAAGGTTACAGAAGTTGAAATTGGTAAGCTAAAGTCTGACGAAGATATTAACCGTGAACTTGATGTGGCCCATGCTACTGATATTTTTGTAAACTACGATGAACAGTGCTTCCAACCTGTTTATTGTATCAAGACCCCCGGCAAAGATGAATGGACTATTGTTAACGGTCAGCACACTGCAACTTCAACAGCGGCGATTGTTGAAGGTGGGTTTATGACGATTAACGGAAAAAAGGTTCTTCCTAAGAATTGGAAGAAATTTAAGATTCTTGTTATCTATATCGAAACACATGACCGAAGCACCGCACGTGAAGCATTCGCATTGTTGAACGGCGAAATGAGTAAACGCATTGATGTGTTTGACAAGTGGAAACAACATTATTTGTCCGTACGTTTGGACAATAGTGCAAACCCAGTTTACAAGCACACTTACAATTTGATTCAAATTTTGAAGCAATATAACTGTACACCTCTTCCAGCTGACCACGATGATATCGGTGAACCCGGAGCAATTAGTCACTTGGCAGGTGTTGAGAGTTTGGCGCCAACTGCTGACTATAGTAAGGTGACATTTGTTTTTAGTACACGTGATAAATTTTGGAACAATTTATCAGTTGATAATGCTGAGTTAGGGTTTTATGGTACATTGTTTGATTTTGCTCAAGTTGAAAATGTTGACATGAACAGTTCAGATTGGGATCAATTTTTAAATGACTTGCATGCCACTGTTCAAGGTGTGTATCGTACTATGAACAAGTTGAAATCAAATGCTTCTAAGGCATTCAAGCAATATCGTTTTGAACAATTTACTGATAAAGACGGTAAAGGTGCAGGATTTACGTTGTCATTGTACTTTGCATATCAAGCATATATTAAATTGGGTGGTAAATTTGTGATTAAGGCTCTTAAAGACTTGCATGTTCACAAAGGTGTAGATGCATTGCAATATTTGGAAGCAAAACAAATTACACAAATCAATGCTCATGCATCAGCCAGTGATCAAATTGTAAAACGCTCGATTCAACTTCCAAAGAAAGTTAAGTAATTATGCACGATTGGATCTTCTTTTACATTATGGTAATGAGTCATAATAATAAGGTAGGATTTGGAATTACAAAAAATCCCGAGAGAGTGGACGACTATACCGCCCACTGTCTTGAGGATCAATGCTTTATGTTTTTGTTTTATGGTCCTGAGGAAGAGATTGAAGATATCGAGGACGCATTTAAACAAAAACATCGTAAGATCCTTATCAAAAAATTAAAACGTAAAAAGTGGAGACTTGAAGGCATCGACCCAAAAGAATCATCAATGACTGCCGGTGATGTTAAGAATTGGGTAGAAAAATTTATCGTAGATAATAAATTCAAAACTCAAAGAATACAAGATAACTGGTTGCCATACAGTGGTGACAAACGAGTGTCCAGAAAAAATATCACTATCAGTCCTGAACTTTACTTAGAGACAATCAACTAACTTGACAAAAACTAAATAGTAGTATATAATAGATACATATCAACACATACCTACTTTCAAAAAATGAACTATGCTCTCATCGATACTGCCAACACTTTCTTTCGTGCCCGTCACGTTGCATCACGCAATAGTGATCCGGAAGAAAAAGCGGCTTTCGCACTTCATCTTACCCTCGCATCAGTCAATCAAGTGGTTCGTAATCATAAAATTGATCATGTAGTGTTTATGTTAGAGGGTCGTAGCTTCCGTAAGGACTTGTATGAACCCTACAAAAAGAATAGAATTGTTGATAGTCTTTCTCAGACTCAGGATGAGGTAGATGAAAATGCCATGTTCTGGTCTACTTACGAAACTTTCACAACTTTTCTTAAGGAAAAAACTAACTGTAGCGTATTACGTCATGAACAGGCCGAGGCTGATGACTTGATTGCACGATTCATTCACTTACATCCTGATGATACACATTATATTATTTCTACTGATTCCGATTATGTTCAGCTTATTAATCAGAACGTGCTACAATACAATGGTGTCACAAATGAACTTATTACCCTCAATGGATATTTCAAAGATTCAGGTAAGCCAGTAATTGACAAGAAAACTAAAGAACCCAAACTTCTCGAAGACACCCCCGAATATCTGCTATTCAAGAAGATCATTCGGGGTGATGCGGGCGACAACGTATTCACTGCGTACCCCCGAGCACCCGAAAAAGGTTCTAAGAATCGTGTAGGCATTCGTGAAGCATTTGATGATCGTGACAAGCAAGGCTTTAAATGGAACAACTTCATGTTGCAAAAGTGGATCGACCACAATGGTGTCGAGGTGTGTGTACGTGACGCATACAATCGCAACCGTATGCTTATTGATCTTACTGCTCAACCCGAGGACATGAAACAAAAGTTCGACCAACGTATTCGAGAATCTGTCAGAGTAACTACTACTCCGCAAGTGGGAGTACATTTCATGCGCTTTTGTGGGAAGCATAATCTTGAAAAAATCTCACAAAATGTTGAGGCTTTCAGTAAGTGGCTTAACACACCATATACAGGACAACTTAATGAACACTAATTTCACTGCAATGGAAAATCGTTTCAAAGAAATTCAACGGGACGATGAACACTTTTACATGACTGATGGTATCAAAATAGTACCACGTGCAGGTTTAGAAATTTCAAACCAATGTCCATATGAGTACAAGTTGATTTTAGCCAATTGTATTGACAGAGGCTGGGTAAAACCAGTAGCATACGTAAAAATCAAAGAATTGATTTGGGAAGTATTAGAGCAATGAAAAAGATTTATTACATTAAAGAAGGACACAAATATGTTCCAGTTGCAGAATATGATAACGAACTTATGGATAGCTTTTCAAAGGGCACTCATTTGGTTATGGTTTATCCCGGAGGCACTAGTCGTAGGTTCAATATCGATCCTAACTATGCGGCTATGATTGCCGCAGGGCGTGTTGCCGAAGATGCGATATGCAAAGCTATCAGTAAAGCAAGCGAACTACGGCCCCAACGAACACTTATCACTCCTGGGCAAAAGAAAGCATGGGAGAAGTTAGCTAAAGAATTAGGTAATGAACTTGCTACACTAAATGGATTGTCTATTCGTGATTGTGCAGAGGCAGGCGTAAATGCTATGATGGAAGAGGCAACCAATTTGATGGAAAATCCCGCTGTCAAAAAGGCATACGAACATTTCTTGTTAGTATGTGAGTTGACTAAAGAAAATAAATGAAAACAAGGGAAGAGATAATAACGTCAATGTGTTACACGTATCGGCATGACTATGGGTTAAACCGCAGTGATGACGATGCACCATGGGTGGCAGGCATGACAGAATTTGAACGAAAAGGATTGTGGCAAACAATGGCTCATATATTTGATAACAATATTGCACCACACATGAATCCTAAAAAGAAGAAAGGTAAAAAATGATTGATTTTAGACTTAGTATTAAGAACCCATTCAAGCATTCTGAGTGGCGTAATCTTTATCAAGGTGAATGGATGATTACAAAGAATAAAGTTTTTGAGATTGGATTCTTTAATTACAGATATCGCCTATTTGAATTTCACGTTGATTTAAATTGGTTTGGAAGTGATCACGCTGGTCCTGAATTCAACCTTAATATACTTGGATACGAAATGCGTCTTGCATTACGTGACACTAGACATTGGAATCATGAAGAAAACAAATGGCATATATATGAGAATGGAACACACACAAATGAATGATTTAATTGCAAAACCTATTATCAAAGACCAGTTTTGGATAGTGACAGATGGTCAACAAAAAGTCGGTAACGTAATTGCTGAGGGGTCTGGATTTAATTTAAAGATCAACGGTGTTAGTAAGCATTTTCAAAACACCAATGAACTAAAACGTAGTACTAGAATTCAATTTCAACCATTGAAAACAAATAGAACTAAAACAGAACTGCCTTTTGCAAATTATCCAACTAGCGGTAAAGTATATAACTCTATGCTAGATATTAAACGTAGGTTGCATTTGTATACCAAAACTGTTAAAAGCAAGTGTTACTATGCATCTGGTTGGTTCGCTATCAATCAAAATGGCACTTTTGAAACAATATTATGTCCAAAATATATCTTTGTTCAGCGATATACGTATTACGGTCCTTTTAAAACTGAAAACGAAGCAGAAAACATGATAAATAGTCTATGATAAACATCAAAAGGTTTATAGATAGGGTTTCTATGATAGAAAGTAAACAAGGTAAAGACTTTGTTATGCCAATAATTGAAGCACGTGGACTACGTGATGAATTGGCTAAAATCCTTGTAGACCAATACCAGATGAACAGCGAGAAAAAACCTGATGAAGAACCTATCATTAAGGTAGAAATTAAAGGCGGAAGTTTTAAATGAGTAGATCACAACCCAAAGTCTTACTAGAACTAGTAGACAAGAAAACATATAAATGCGACCAAGTAGTCGAGGCTGCTGGCATTTGGGCTGTGTTTTACGACGGACAATCTATTAACCTAAAGTCACAGCATTACCTAGATAATTTAGCTACGCCAAAGTACAAAAAAACAAGTTTTAGTAATCCGGGACATGCACGTAATTTATGTCGTAAATTAAACTCACAATTTAAAACTGATAAGTTTACCGTAGTGTTTATGAACTCGGGTAGTGTGGTGTACCCCGATGACCAACAAGTCAACTAAGCAGAAAATAACTGAAGCTGTATTATCTGAGATTCCAAAATCACATAGAATATACCACGAGCTACCAATTGAAGATGTAGTTTTCAAATGGTGGCAAACTGGCAGACAAGAAGGCCTGCGTTTGACCGAAGCAGGCTTAACTGCCTTTCAATTAGCAGAAATAGAATTCTATGACTATGAGTTTAAGCAAGATGGGCAAAGCTATCACAACTTTGTGATGGAACTAAACAAGAAAATAAAATGCCCATACTACATAGGCGTGAATCAAAAAGAAAAGACCAAATCGTTCTATATAAGAATCTTTGATAGTAAAACAGCAATGATGCTAGGTCTATATGGAAACTTACAAGATTATCTAGCATCAGTAAAAATAAAAAGATAACTTAATACCAGTGACCTTCATTACGCATTCGTTTTATGAAAGTCAAGTAAGTGCTACACACCCCATAACATCTTAGTTTTACTGTACTGAACATACCTCTATCTTGAATCTCGGGTAAAAATATCACACTGTTATTATTAATAGGAACAGTTCCTGGTGTGATTAGTTTACCGTTGCTTGCAGTAGCATATGGTGGAGGTGGAGTAGATGCCCCAAAGATAAAATAGTTAGGATACAGATTAATTGATTGTGTTGTAAACCAGTTATATGTAGCTTGATCCTGACAATTAATCCAAAATCTATTACCTTGCAAGTAGGCGTCACTGACTTCTATCAGATCATTTGCAGTTCCTACATGTAGTTTGTTGTTGACTCTCCACACATCTACCATACAAGAAAACCCATTATTAAACGCCGTTCCAATTTGATTGGGAGTGTTGGCTTTTTCGTAGTTTTGCCCGTCGTAGATTCCTTGATAAGATATGTATAACATGTAGTATTTATTAAAATGGGAAAGAACTCGTCAACGAAACAACAGGCTACCGCGTTATATATATGTAGACACAAAAATCTACGATTTCATAAACTTAAAGGAAACCTAACATGAAAAATATCGCAATCGCTCTTATCGCCTCTTTCGGTATCGCTACCGCTTTCGCACAAGCTGCCAAGCAACCAGAGAATATTGGTAAAACAGCACCGGCAGCGGCTCCTGCTCCGGCAGCTCCTGCAAAAGCTGAAGCACCAAAGACTGAAATGAAGTTGGCTAAGAAGAAGGAGGATGCTAAGGCTGCTCCCAAAGCAGATGCCACTAAAAGCCCTGGCCAGGACAAAAAGGCTGCAACAGCACCTGCTCCAAAAGCAGACGCAAAGCCAGCCGCTAAGTGAAGTAGACTATAACGATGATGACTACGGTGAGGAGTTTGATCTTCATCGTAGTTATGGTAGACCTAAACTAATTAAAGCAAAGAATCTTTGGGATAATGATACAGAATTACCCGATCATATCACTAAACGACTGGCTGAGATTAGAGAGCAAGCTCTACAAAAATTTCGAGAAACGTGCTATAATAAGGCATAAATAAAGTAGTTAGAGTTCTACTTAAAAACTCAACACTTAAACACACACATAGGAGATAAACATGTTTAACACAGCAACTTACGCCTTTATTGACT